TTCCGCATGGAAGAAATACTGACCAACCCCGATCAAATGAACATCTCAGTTTACAACGATACCAACTATCCATTTGTTCACTGCGATATAAACGGCGGTGATAGCCATGCCTATTACTTCTTAGCAGACAATCCAACTTACATGCACAACTTCAAAGGTGAACCCATCTTTGAGATTGAGAAAGCAGACCCAGATTTTTATCTCAGCATATTTGAGCAATATGAAGACAAGATCAGTGAGCACGGACAAGCACACAGACCAGTTGCCATTAGAGACTTCTACACTGACCAATACTATGCAGGGATGTTTGACCCTAACCTAGATCAGTTTAGCGACAGCTTCCCATTAACACCGTTAGCTAAAGGCTCTATCGATGGCTTTATGATGAGCCACGGTCGCCCTGTTCCTGAATTCATACCAGATGCACAAATTGAATTTGATCCAACACAAACAGACAACGCTATCCAATTAACAAATATCCCATATCAAATAAACATGTATCGGCAAACAGAGCTTATGCTCAATAACGTAACACCCCCTAGACCTTTGACCGTAGGCGAAGGCATAGCGTTAAAAGACATATGCCCTACCATCTATACGGTTATGCACCACATGCTAGGCAACGGTGACGAAGAGTTTGAGCGCATGATCAACTGGCTCGCCTACATCTTCCAAACCAAAAAGAAAACCGGAGTGTCGTGGGTACTAACAGGAGTACAAGGTACAGGTAAAGGTTTGTTCTACAGCCGCATACTTAGACCATTGTTCGGCAACGCACATGTTCCTATGAAGGCTTTGCAGAACATAGAAGAACAGTTCAACAACTACATGCGTACCGCATTGTTCTTAGTAGTCGATGAATTTCACATGGCATCAGCGCAAAGTGGCGCTAAGAAAATTGCAGACAAACTCAAGAACGCGATTACAGAACCCACGCAAACCATACGTGGTATGCGGGAGAACCAACACGAAGTGCCAAGCTACACAAACTTCGTGTTCCTAACTAACCGCTTAGATGCAGTTAACTTAGAAGAAGCACAAGACCGCCGGTACAACATCGGCCCCCGTCAAGAGGTAGCGCTCAAAGACGCTCACCCAGAAATCATCGCCAACTTACGTGGTATTGAAAGAGAGCTACCAATGCTTGCTGGTGTATTGACCACGTTCAAGTACAGCGAACAACTAGCAGAGAACGCCATCGTCAACGATGCTAAGTCAGAGATGCGCCGTGTATCCATGAGCGTGTTTGAAGAGTTCTGCGAAGCCGTCAAACAAGGCGATGTTAAATACTTCAGCGATGTATTAGAGATAGATGCCTCTGCTCTTATGAACGGCGGTGAGATTATGAACGCTCAACGTTTCGTCAAGAACTGGGTAGCAGACTCACAAAAAGAATACAGCATGGTGCTTACTGAACACCTACGTACTGTATTTCAAGCTCTGACTGATCAACGTATCAACTCTAAAGAGTTTACAAAGAAATTAGACCGCAACAATCTCAAACGTATACGCAAACGAGAAATAGATGCTGGTCGAGCCGCAAACCCAGTACGTGGTATTGAGATACGTTGGAAAGTTGCATTAGAAACTCAACAAGAAATCATAGCCACGCACTTCTCTGCAAAAGACAAAGCGTTAGTTGCTTAGCTTTTAGCTTGCTTTATTAGCTATACTACTAATTGCTAAACAACATAGGCTCAACATGAACCTCACTCAAGAAAGCAGACCTGACTTAGAAAAGCTCACAGCCAAACCAGACAAGCTTGGGCTTACCCCTGCTTGGTCATACTCCGCACTTAAAGTGTTTGAAGAATGTCCGTACCGCACATACATCAGCCGCGTTAAAAAAATTAAAGAGCCGTCAGGCCCAGCAGCTGATCGAGGTACAGAAATACACCAACAAGCTGAAGACTATGTCTGCGGCAAGCTTGGCGAGATGCCTGACACCCTCAAGAAATTTGAGAGTCAGTTTGAAGAACTACGTGCCTTATACGCAGATGCAAAAGTAGAACTAGAAGGTGAATGGGGCTTTGATCTCGATTGGCAACCAGTTGGTTGGATGGAACCTAAAACATGGGCGCGTATCAAACTAGATGCCTTGGTCAATGAAGATGAGCAGTCAGCCCGTGTCATCGACTATAAAACAGGCAAGAAATGGGGCAATGAGATTACACACTCTCAGCAGTGCCTGTTGTACGCCATCGGCACCTTCTTTCGCTACCCACACATAGAGTTTGTGCAAACCGAACTGTGGTATCTGGACAAAGCCGAAACAACTATTAAGCAGTTTACTAGGGCTGAGGCAATGACCTTTGCTCCAGGCTTTTACAGACGCGCAATTGCCATGACCACTTGTACAGACTACGAACCAAAGCCAAGCAAAAACAATTGCAAGTGGTGTTCGTTCAAAAAAGGTGACCACCCCGAATGTGCTTGGGGGGTTACCTAAACAGTTCGTGACCTCGGTCAGTGTATACGTAGGTGCCTCTCCGTTCCCTACTAAAGCTGGCCTTGGTCATGGAACCTTATGGAGTAAACAAATGAAAATGTATTACTGCGAAGACGACTTAATTGTTGAGTACGCATTAAAAACTGATCCGCCAGATGCTGAGTTCTGGTCTACATACAAACTCAAAAAGTCTGACATAAAAATAGTCACTAAAATGAACCGCTCAGACGCTGCTGAGATGCGTACAAAAATCCTAACCGACATTTTTTCAATAGAACCCAACATAAGAACCACTAAAGCTTCGACATAAAATAGTAGTAATGCTAATATTATATTCTAATCAACTATGTACTAACTATGTTTAAACCATTTGATCACCAAACAAAAACTACTGACTTCATCCTTAGCAAACACAAAGTTCTAATCACTTCAGATCCCGGCACTGGTAAAACCAGAAGCGTCATCGATGCGTATGCGAAGCTGCCAAAAGACAAAGGCCGAATGCTAGTCATCGCGCCCTTGTCTATCTTGCAAGCAAGCTGGGCAGATGACATAGACAAGTTCCAACCTGACCTGACGTACTCTGTTGCGTTTGCAAAAAACCGACTCAAAGCATTCAACGAGTCCGCGTCTATCGTGCTTACCAATCACGATGCAGTTAAGTGGTTACTAAAAAACAAAAACATGCTCGCTGGCTTTAACACTATCTGCATCGACGAGTTCACTGCCTTCAAGAACAAAGACAGTCAGCGCAGTAAAGCCATTGCAAAAATCATCGAGCAGTTTGACTACCGTATCGCCATGTCAGGTACGCCTAACAGCAACTCCATCCTAGACATCTGGCACCCTACCCTACTGGTAGATGACGGTGAGCGTCTTGGTCACAGGTTCTATTCATTCAGATCAGCTGTATGCACCAGCCGTTTCAATGGCTTTGCAAATGAGTGGGTAGACCGTGATGACGCTGAAGAGATAGTTGCGAGCGCCCTACTAGATATCAACATCCGCTTCTCGCTAGAAGAATGTATTGATATGCCCGAACAAACTATTAGTACCATGACTACTACTTTGCCGCGCACCATCATGAATCAGTATGTAGATTTAGCAAATGACTCTGTGCTGCACACCAACAAAGGCACAGTCAGCGCGGTTCATGCAGGTGCCAAAATCAAAAAGCTATTGCAGCTATGCACAGGTGCCTTGTACGACAACGAAGGCAATGTGATTGGCGTTCACGAAGACCGCTACAACCTAATCATGCAGCTCATACAAGAACGGGCGCACAGCTTAGTCGCGTTCAATTGGAAACACGAACGTGACCACATGGTCAATGAGTGTGAGAAGCGTGGGATTAAATACGGTGTCATCGACGGCAGCACACCCGCACACAAACGCACTGATGTGGTTGGCAAGATGCAAGCCGGTCAATTGCAAGTTGTGTTCTGTCACCCGCAGTCCGCAGGGCATGGCTTAACTATGACTACCGCCACTTCAATCATTTGGGCTAGCCCCACCTACAACGCTGAGCACTACCAACAATTCAATCGACGTATCTACCGAGCTGGTCAAACCAAGCGCACTGAAGTCATCCGCATTGCTGCGGAAAACACTTGGGAGCCTGACGTTTACGAAAAACTAGAAGGCAAGTTAGGTCGAATGGAAGAACTACTAACGATTTTAAATGATTTAAACAACATCAGGAAAACAGCATGAAGCTAATTACTAAAGAAATAGAAAAACAACTGCTCTCAAACCAAGACCTTCCCGAAGAAGACCGTAAACCCTATCTAAAGCTATTCAACCCAACGGGCGCAGCAACATGGCTCATCAGTGAAATTGACAGCGGCAGCATTGAGAGCGGCGATGCCATCTTCTTTGGACTAAGCGATATGGGTTTTGGTGAATCCGAACTCGGACTGATTTCTATGCAAGAACTAACGTCAGTAAAACTGTCCTTTGATTTAAGTATCGAACGCGACCTGCACTGGGAGCCGACCAAAACGCTTATCGAATATTGGATTGAATCACGAACTAATGGAGCAATCAGCGCATGAACCTAGACGAAACAATCGACCGACTAAAAACAGTCAAAGAACAAATTAAAGACCTCAACACTGAGGTCAAAGAACTCAAGGAACGGGAAGACGAGATCACCCGTGACCTGATGGCAAAGATGAATGAAGCGGGTCTGAAGCGTATGGCTAATGACAACGCAACCATCTCTGTCGCAACTGAGCTAGTACCTAATGCCGATAACTGGGACGAAGTATACGGCTTCATTATCGAAAACAAGTTACTAGAATTTTTGCACCGTCGGTTATCCGCTACTGCAATCCGAGAATATGTGTCCACTTATGGAGACATTCCTGGGCTGAGTATGCGGGAACTGACAAAACTTAACTTCCGATCTCTATAACTAAACAGGTAACAACCTATGGCTAATCAAGCACTTGCACTAGCGGACGATAAAGTCCCAGCGTACATCAACCAGTCTGGCTCTCGCGGTAACGAAAACGTGGGCGATCAGTTGGCTATCCCAAGAATCAAACAGCTACAAAAGATGTCTGATGAAGTGGACAAGCACCACCCTAAGTTCATCAAAGGCGCTGAAGCTGGCATGTTTATGAACTCGCTGTCAGGCGAACTGATGGGCGATGAGATCTACGTGATCAGTATTAACTTCGTCACAGATTATGTCATCTGGCGCACGCGCGAAGCTGGCGGTGGCTATGTCGGCAAGACTTCTTCAATGGGCGAAGCAACTGCCTTGGTTGCAGCTCAAGAAGATGCACCAGAGAAGTTCCAAATCTCTGAGACGCACAGTCACTTAGTGGTCACCAAAGACCCTAAGACTGGTGAGACATCCATGCCAGCTTTGTTCGATTTCGCTAACTCCAAGCTAAGTGTATCCAAGAACTGGAACACACAGATTGGTATGAAAGGCGGTGATCGTTTCGCTGGTCTATGGAAACTGTCTACAGTCTCTGTAGAGAACCGTGCTGGAGCTACCTACCTAAACGTCAAGATCGATTGGCAGGGTTGGGTACAAGAAGCTGACTACAAAGCTGCTGAAGCATTGTATGAAGCGCACGCTTAAAACCGCATGAACGAACACGGTTTTATAAAAGCCGTGCATCGGAAACTTCCACCTGCGCTATACAGGTGGAAGATTCATGATAACTTCACGGGCGGCGTGCCAGATGCTTGGTATGCCGGCCCTAACGGTTCCCTGTTTATTGAATATAAATATGTAACCCTACCTAAAAAACCCAGCACAAGGATTAAGACTGGACTCTCAGCCCTTCAACTTGCTTGGCTAGATACTATGTGCGACTATAAAGTAGTAGTCGCAGTAATAATCGGCTCAAAAACAGGCGCTATTATTTTAACCCGAAAAGACTGGCATAAACCCCTCTTTAATACTGACTTCGATCAAGGGTTATCGATAGCAAATACAAGTAAGTGGATAGCTCAAAAACTCAATGGCAACCAAAATGAACAAGCCAAACCAAACTCAAGTAATTCAAAACTTGAGAAACCTTTGGGAAACTAAAAAAGTAACTGAAAACATGACTCAGACCGAAGCAGCTTCTCAGCTTGGGTGGACACAAAGTGCTTTTAGTCACTACCTTACCGAAATTACCACGTTAAATTCCGCAGCAATCATTAAGTTAGCTAACTTCTTAGAAGTTTGCCCAAGCGAAATTGACCCAAATTTCAGTACTGACATGCCCACATACACCAACTTTGCAAGCTACCCAGAAACACTCTCCGGTAAAAAGTCACTTGTATCTAAAAACAGATTTATCAATGTGGGTAGTAGTAACCTTCTTAGCGTCATAGAGGTAGACCAAAAGAATCAGTTTTTTCCTTTAGGGTCAAAAGTAGGGGTTGTTTCAACACAGTTACTGCAAAAAAACTGGGTTGAAACTCGAACTGCAAACACGGAAGCTATTTGTCTAACCAAGAAAAGCAAGACTAGTAAATTTTCAATTGTCTCTATTGAAAGAGCCAAACTGAAATCACTGCCGCTTGATAAATTTACTAGTCACCTAACCGTCATCTACTCAAAGCTGTTCTAACGTTTGATGCTTTGTAACAAAAAACCCAAAAATAGTAGCATTACTACTAACCTAAAGGTATAGTTTTACCATTGCAAACGACACTATAAAAAACATGAAAGACCTTGTTAATCACCCTGATCATTACAACTCAGGCGGTATTGAAGCTATTGAAGCTATCGAAGCCAGCATGACTAGTGAAGGGTTCCAAGGTTACTTAAAAGGAAACGCGTTAAAATATCTGTGGAGGTGGGACAAAAAATCTACCGACCCAAAGCTAAGAATTCAAGACTTAGAAAAGGCCCAATGGTATCTGAATCGCCTCACGAGCTGTGTTATACAAGAGGGAGAGGATGGATGATTAAAGTTTTAGAGAGTCGATATGGGCTTTTCATGACCGTTGAAGATTTAGCCGAAGTAGTTAAATCAAACAAGCAAACAATTTACAACAAGCTATACGATGAAAGTTTAGGCATACCTCATTGGCGTATGGGAAAACGTTATCTTTTCCCGACTGAAGGTGTAGCTAACTACATTTCAGCTCAACTAGAAGCTTAAATATCCTCAGCGTTTAGCTGAGTGTAGATAGACAATGTGTCCCACTTCAAGTGCCCTGATATGACAGCAACTTCTGGCACGCTGTAGTTCTTTTCTTTGTCTTCAAAAAGACGACTTATACCCTCGTGCCTAAGATCGTGAAAAGTTAAATCTTCTTCAGTTGCTTTGCTTCTCACACCAGGAATTGGTGGTGCCCTCAATCCAGACTTGATCGCCACCCTAGCAAATCTATCTGAAATCGATTCACTCTTTTTTGGCTTCCCAAACACATGATTAGCCCGTTCTGGCAGTCTTGTTCTGTTGCGGGTTACCTTGCCAACCTTTTTATATTCACGTAGGAGCACCTCTCTCACGCCCTCTCGCATAGGTATTATATCGGTCGGCCCCTTCTTATAACCCTCCCATAACCTGCTTTGTATACGCACGGTGTGCCGTTCAAAGTCTACATCGTCCCAAGTTAACCGATGAATTTCGCCCTGCCGCATACAGGACTCAACCGCAAACTCGATCATAGGGCTTAGCCAGTTGTTCCCTGACTCAGAATTATGCTGCCTGCCTACTCCAGCCATGAGCGTTTCCCACTCTCCTTCCCGCAGCCGCCTAGTACGACGCTTGCTACCAGCAATCATCTTCAACGACCCAAGTGCAGGCTTGGTTACCTCTACTGGATTAGCAGCTATTGGTAACTCCCAAAACACAATTCCATAAGCAATGACTTGTTTTAGGTACGACATGTCTTTCTGTAATGTCGAAGCCCCAACAGTCTTTCGGCGGCGTTTGCCGTAGGCAAGCAAGTACTTGGGAGTTAAATCTTTAAGCGTGTCACTTTCAAACTCACGGGCCATGCGCTGTAGACTAGAGAGCTTAGACCCTAGTACTGGGGCAGTGTCCTCTAGCTCTTTGATGTAGTTGTGGATTAAGTCTGACAGTCTATGGCTGATTACTTCTTTGTCATCGATGAACGTACCGTCGTCCATCTGCATCTCAACCTTCCTAGCCCATGCCTTAGCTGCTGACTTTGTTTTGAAGGTTTTTGTCTTACGGGCATGACCAGCTTTGTTTATGTCTGCCTGCCACTTACTGCCCTTAAGCCTTATATTTGCCATCTAACTCCGCCATTACTCCGCCAAAGCAATATAGTGGCTTATAAATAGATATAAAACAATAGGTTACAAAGGTAGCGGAGAGAATCCCTCTCTCTCCGCCATTTAATATATTTCCCTTATAAATCAGTAACTTACGAAGGCCGAAGGGTCATTGGCGGAGTTTTTTAAGTACCTGATTTTATTAGGTTTTATAATTTAGTCTAAAGCAGACTCCGCTAATAGCGGAGTTTACTGCCGCCTTGTACACACACCAACTACCCAACATTTAGTCCACACTAATTGTTGGGTCTCATAAGAGGAAAATAATGGAAAGTAAAACTTTTGAACAAGATGGAAAAACTTATTACGCCACACCAGATATTGTGATCCGTGTGAATGGTATAAAGAGAATAAGCCCTGTTGAAACCTTTGAATGGTGCTGCGAAAACATGGAGCTTTCAGATGTAACAGAGAGCGAAGTTTTTCCTCAATATCACGTTGGAGAAGGCGGTGAAGAGGATTACGTCAGTTACACTGATCCTTTAGTTGTTGTGAAGAAAGAGCGTCTTTCTGTAGCAAAAGACACCCGCTGGTTGCCAAGGAAATAAGCATGAAAGAAATTACCCGCTTCTACTGCCGCCGTCTCGGACGGTGACTCGCCTTCCGCACAGTGCTGGTTTTCTTAGCTACTTTTTTTGGTTGAGCGGAGAACTGTTTACCAGCTTTTGTGTCTTTTCGTTTCTTGGCTGTAGTAGCAGCGTACTCCTTGCTTGATAGAGCCTCTCTAGCCTTCTTCGGGAGATACCTTTCACCTGTTGCTTTCTTTCCTTGCGTTGAGTTCTTACCAGACTTAGTACCCCAATCTTCTTTAGTCCACTTAGACAAAGACTTCTGCGCCTTTGTCTTTGGGCCTGAATACTTGCCGCCTGACTTTTTGTATCGCTGCGTTGCAAGCTGAGCTTTTCTAGCCGACCACTGACCCGGCTTACCTCCAGCCGAGCCAGCTTTTACCGACGCAACAATGCGTTTCCATTTTGGTTCGTCAGAACGAGACACTAGTACGCCTTAGAGCTAGGCTTCTTTTTCCTAGTCTTCTTACTGGTTTTCTTTTTAGTCTTACCGGGGGGTTGGTTTATACATGGATAGCCGTTATGCATATCGATCTCCTTACGTTAGCCGCATTAAAAGAAGCCCGACTGCCAGCGGCACAACAATCAAGCAAATCAATACAATGAATCCAATCTGACGTAGCTCTTTGTTACGCGCAGCTCTCTGTCTTACTAATCTCGCAAGCTCTTCTTGCTTAGCCTTTCGAGCGTTTGCCATCTCCTGCATACACTGCTGGTACAAATGTCCGTTACCGCTGATGGTGAATATATCTTTCACCTCCTGCATAGTGTCTGCAATCTGCTTACGCGCTAATGCGGCTTTGACAGCATCAGCTTCAGATAACCCACCAGCGTTCTGAGCTTTAGCAAGCTCTACTTCTGCCCCGCCCAATTTCCCAAGAAAAACTCCTATCGTGGACAAGTCATCAGCCGCTCCAGCCACCTGTTTAATAGCAGATGTAGCCATGTTGACCCCAGCAACTATCGCGGAGATTTCAGCAATCATTCTGGTATGTCTGGAAACGTAACCTCTTCGATAGTTGTGGCATGAGAGAAGTCGTCCGTGAGGTCTCTCAGTGTTTGGCGATACATCTGCCAAGCACTTCTTTGTTCTGCGGTAAGCGGTGAATCTGTAACCTGTGTCCAGTCGCTCATTTTTAATCGACCATCTCTTATAGTGCGAACAGAAAACCACATCTCAGCTAAAGCTTCTGCGTCTGTCTGAACTATTTCCACAAACTCCCCATCGACGAGTTTGTGTGTGGCGTCACTCCAGTCGCCCGTGTTCACATACGCAGTCGTGCCTTGTGGAACCAAATTAAAATCGCAATCCTGACATATGCCAGTACCAATAATTATTCCAGTCGCGTCATCAACAATTGCCCGATTGATCATTTCTTCACCTCTAGAGTAGAGATAGTCCGATCAGCGTAATTACCATATTCATCCTGAACGTAGGCTTGGAGCGTGTATGTCCGAGATCCACTAGAGGTGTTCGTATCTAAAAAGTTAAAAGGAATGATAAAAAGGTCTGGAGTAGGTCGGACTGCTTTTGACTGAGAGGTAAACAACACGGTCGATCCTCGGCGCAAACGGAACCGCATTAACGCCTGGTCATTGTGAGATCTAACAGCAAAGCTGCCAGATATTAAGACCGGAGCACCACTATACGTCCCCGTCAAAGTTTGGATTGTGCTAAAGGTCGTGTTGTTACTGCTACTAGCGATTGCAATATTGGCACTTGTCGTTATAGCGTTGGGGAACGTCACCGCTTGGTCTTGAATTTTAAGTGTCGAGACCGCTAGGTTTTGAATCTTTGCGTTACCAACACCAAGGTCTTTGATAATGACCGTGGGGATGCCGTTAATGTTCTGTGAAGCAATGGTCGAGTTGTCTAGTCTCAGCTTAGAGGCATCAATAGTGTTG